CTATTCCGGGGCTTCGGAGTGGGCTGGCATGGCGTCTACGGCGGCCAGGAGTTTGTCTGGCTTTTCGTGGATGTAGCGTTCTGTAGTCCGGCCGGAGGCGTGGCGCATGATTTCTTTGAGGACCGGCATTGGGATGGCCGCATCGGCCAGAACGGTTGCTGTGGTATGGCGGCAATCGTAGGGCGGAAGGCGGCGGACGCCGGCACGCAGCAGCGTGTCGTAATAGACCCGGTAGAAATTATCCTTGTTGATGCGGATGAGCTTGTCTCCGCTGGTGCCGGCCATAAGCCGCTCCACAACAGGGACAATTTCATTTGCAAGGACGATGGGCTTCTGTTCCCTGGCTTTCGTCTTCAGGCCAGCGCCGGTGATGGTGCGGGCCTGAAGGTCTATCTGGGATTTCTGGCAGCCCATAAGCTCACCGGGCATCATGCCGGAATAGCACATGAGAAGAATGTAGCCCGTCCACAGGTTTCCGTTGTCGTAGTCCTTCCAGAGGGCGGAAATTTCGGTTGCCGTGAATGCGTCCTGCTGCTTTTCCGTCAAATCCGGCAGGGTGATGAAGTCGGCCAGATTGACTGTGACAAACTGATTGGCCATAGCAATCTGGTACAGGAGGCTGAGCAAGTCCCGCATATCCCGGGCCGGATAGTAGGTTTTCGTTTTCTCATTCACCACCTGCTGCAAATCGGCTGTCGTCAGCAGGTCTATTCTGGCCTCAGAGATAGGCTCCAATCGTGGCCAGGCGATTCGGTATTTTTCCTGCCGGGAGGCGCTGAGCTTTGTGTACTCCCCTATCTTGTATTCCTCCCAGAGCTTCTGCAATGTGGGAATCTGGCGGGATGTGGGGCCGCTACGAAGCTGAGGCAGGTATTCGATGGCCTCTTTCTTGGTCTTAAACCCCGCCTTGCTCCGCCGGATGGCCTGGGAGTGGCCATTGATGCACTTATATCCGACGGTAATCTGGGCTCTCCAACCGCCCCGGTAGCGGTGGACGCTCCCCTCTCCATTGCCACGCTGGCGAGTTTTCACCTGCGTGGTTGCTTGTTTTTTGCCGCACCAGGGGCAAAACAGCGCCCCTGCCGGAAGGTCATCTCTTCCGCATTTGACGCAAGCCACCGCCGTGCCTCCTTCCGTGTCCAATTTGGACATATCCAATTCTTTTATAGCATTGCACCGAATAAAAGTCAATATAAATCCAAATACGTTGTTTTGGCATTTCCTTTTGGGGTGCAATCCTCAATGCCTCTGCCAGCAGCTGCATGGTGGCGGTGTCCGGCGTTACCTGGTGATTCCGGATGCGGTAGAGGGTACTCTTGGAGACGCCGCTGCGCTCTGCCAGCTCCCGGACACTGAGGTGCTGGCGCTTTGCTTCTGCGATAATTCGTTCTGTATCCATTGATTTTACCTCATTTCCCTGGTTTTCCCACCGATGGGACGGTTTTCCCACAGATGGGGCTTGCCATTTATTTTACATCCTATAAAATAAGATTTGGAATACAAAAGGAAAGCAAAAAACGTCGCAGTAGAGAAAGAAATGAGGCACAGAAATGGACACAGATACAATAATTCGTTTGATATTACGGCTGCTGCACCAGGCAGACGTGAATGAGCTGATGTGGATTTATTCCTTCCTGCGGGGATTCCTTGCATCAGGCGGGGACACTTAACTTGTGCTGCCCATAGCGCCCAAATATGATGGGCTGGGTTTTTCGTGCCGAAAACAAATATAAAAACATTTGTATTTGTCTATTGACGAACATAATAGTATGCATTATATTGTCATTGTTAAGGGCGAGGAAACATGAAAGGAGTCAGTTTGCATGAAAAATATGTACACCTTTCTCGCTTTCTTCTACTTCGAGGAAGACGGAATTTCCATTGAGTTCCCTGACCTCCCCGGCTGTCTGCCCTGCGCCCATGACCAGGAGGAAGCATTTCGCAATGCGAAAGAAGCTCTGGGACTGCATCTGTATGGAATGGAGCAGGATGGCGAAGCAATTCCGGAACCAACACCCGTGCATGCGCTGCATCCGGAGAAAGGCGGCGTGATTGTGATGGTGGATGTGTTTATGCCGGCGGTACGTGACCGGATGAACAATCGGTCAGTTAACCGCACGGTAACGCTTCCGGCCTGGCTGAACGCAGCTGCCGTGGAGTACGGTATCAATTTTTCCCAGGTGCTTCAGGATGCGCTGAAAAGCCAGATGGGGATTTGAGCAAATCGGGCCTTCCATTTTTGCACCTTAATCTTCAAAAACCAAGCCCAGCCGGGGCTGTCTCGGCTGGGCTTGTTTTTGTTCCTAGGTTTCTTTGGGCTTTTCTGCAAAAGCGCAAGATGCACATGCAGACATGTTGACGTTCTACTCAGATGCGCCGGCACTAAACAGTTCCCAGCATATCAAAGAAAACCGCCTCTGAAAGAATCTGCAAATCCTGTCCCTTGAGAACCAAGGCTTCCGCCTTTTTTTGCTTGGCGCTCTTTCCGTCCTTGATAGATGCGCAATAATCATTGTTCCCAAGAATCAGGAAGTTGGTTTTCTTTGTGACACTGTCACCACAGATGCCGCCAATGTCAGCAACGGCCTGCATAGCCTCCCTGCGAGGGATGCTTAGAGCACCAGTAAAGACGCACACCTTGCCATATAGGGGATTATCTGGTTGCGCCTTACCTTCCGCCGCAGCGATATCCGCAGCTCTTACTTCCCGGCTATGCTTTGCAGTGGCAGCGGAGCAGTCGAAGCCGGTGGCTTCCAGGGCAGCCAAGACGGCATAAGTTGTCTCACAGTCCACAAGGGAGCGGTGCTCCCCATTCTGATGGACACCCAGTGCAGCTGCAACATTGGCCAAACAGTGAGAGCCTAGCTCCGGCAAAACGTGTCGGGCCAGGCGCATGGTGTCTACAACATCATTTTGAAATTTTTTATCAAGGCAACGCACTGCTGCGTCATAAACAAAATTTACATCGAAGTGGACGTTATGCCCCACAACAATGTCCGTCCCGATGAAATCCAGGTATTGTGGCAAAATTTCAATGATATACGGAGCATCGGCAACCGCTTCGTTGGTGATGCCGGTCAAATCCGTAATGAATCTGTCTATTTTGCATTCCGGGTGGACAAGGCTGGTAAACCGGTCTACAACCTGCCCACTGCGCACCCGCAGGGCGGCAAGCTCAATGATTTCGTCCCACTGAGGGTCAAGGCCGGTGGTTTCAATGTCAATCACAGTGCAATCTTTTGGGAACGCCAAAAGACTTTTCCCTTTGTCCCGTTTGCCTCCGGTTTTGACGTATACCTCACCATTTATTCTCATTTCGTAGCTTATGCTCATAAAACTCCCCTTCCTGCCGTTTTTCTCATTTTAGCACACACCTGCATAAAAGGGAAGCACGAATATTCGACAAGTCGTACAAAATATAGCAAATTGTATGTTGACCAATAGCGCATCGCCGCTTAGGAAGAACTGGCCAACCGAAAAAATCGCCCAGCCGGGGCTGTCTCGGCTGGGCGTATTTTATTTTTGGGCTTCTTTGAGCTTTTCTGCAAAATCCAGGACGTATTTGCAGATATCCTGGCGTTCTGCCTTGGTGCGCTGCCCATACCACCGGAGGAAAGCCTGAAAAAAAGGGTCTTCAGATTTAACAATCTCTCCGATTTTTGCCACTTCTCGCTGAGCTTCGTCCAACTCCGGCATAGGTACAGGGCCGGGGTCGTCCGCCAGAATCCAGTCCAGGGGAACATTGAATTTTTCTGAAATCAGACGGAACAAGGGCATTTTCTTTTCTGGACTTTGGAGTTTGGAATACTCCAAATTTGTAATTACGGAGCGAGTTGTTCCGAGCTTTGCGGCAAATTCTTCCTGGGTGCAGCCGTAGGCCTCCCGGATTTTTTTAATATTGTCTCCAATCATTAAATCACCTCCTCACTTATAGTATCAACTCCATGTAGTGTTGTCAATACATATGTAAAAGAATTTTTGCTCTTGAATTTTGTTTTTAGTATTGACAGCGCATTTCCGATGTGATATATTGTGTTTACGATACATAACAACACAAAGGAGGGTCAAGAATGTCTGAAGCAATCCTGATGGCAGATGCCATCCGTCAGGGGCTCCCTGTGAACCCCATCCAGTGGGAAGCGTTTTTCGAAGGGCTGCGCAGTGGCTACGCCCTGGGCAAGGGTGCCGCCGGGCAGGAGCAGGAAAAGGAGGAAAAGAAGCAGTGAACAGTGAAGTGCCCGTTCAATGCAATTTCCGCTTATTAACAAAAATCAAGAACCATGAAAGGAAGGAGACACTATGCCAATTGAAGAACTTTTGGAATCCGACAAGGTGCTACTTACACCGGAGGAGGCCAGCATTGTACTGGGTTCCTCCCCGCAGACCATCCGCATGGCGGCCCACAACGGAACTCTGGGTTTCCCGGTGGTCATCATGGGCAGCCGGGTGAAGATTCCCCGGATTCCGATGCTGCGGTTTCTGGGGCTGGAGGTTTCGGATGACTGATTACGAAAAGCTGCGCCTGCGTCAATTCTGCGACATTGTGGATGCAGACGGAATTGTACGGCTGGAGCACCTACAGGAGGTGGCCGAAATCATCGGGCGGATGCTGCTCTTCGAGGAGCGGCGGAAGGCGGAGACAAGCCGCCTCCGGTAAGCCGGGCGAGGGCTGCCACGAGCGGGGGACCCTCTTGCCCCGCCCGAAATGAAACCCTTCTAAAGCGGGCGCACCGGAACCGGTGCGTTCGTGGGAGCCCTCGCCCGGGCTCCTGAGCCATTCCTCTCCTTTTCCTGCCTGATGATGGCCGGTTGGCATCCGGCCGAAACACCTCTGCTCTGCGGGGGTGTCGCAGGAAGCCGCCTCGACGCTGCCCCCAGCCCGGCGGGGCTACCCTGCGCACACCATTTCTGACAGCCCGGAAAGGCGGGCAACACTTTAGAAGGAGGTAACAACTTGGAACGCAAAGAGACAAAGTCCATCCTGCAAATGGCACGGGGTGCTTTCGAGGAGCGGGTGGATGTGGAGATGGCAAAGGTCATTGCCAACATCCTGGACCCCAACACCAAAGCAACCCAAAAACGGAAGCTGACCCTGACATTAGAGCTCTCCCCGGACGATGACCGTACAAACATTTTGGTGCAATTTGCCGTGAAAAGTGCGCTTGCACCCATGGTTCCCGCCCGGACGAGCCTGTGGGTAGCCGGCGAAGAAACCACAGGCGAGGTTCAGGTGGTGGAGATGATGCCACAAGTGCCCGGCCAGATGTCCATAGACGGAGCAGAGAGCGAATCCCCCGCTACATTGAATCTTATAAAAATTTCATAAGGAGGCTTATTATGCTGAAAGAAGCAATCGAAAAAATCCAGGAAATGTCCAAGCCGCTGATTATCTCCAAAGACGAGCACACCTACGTCATCGCAAAAAACGGAGATGACTTTTTGGAAATCCGCAACTCCCCCGACATGATTCAGCCCATCAGCCTGTCCAGCCTGGCGGCGCTGGTGACGTTTGTGCAGCAGGAGGCCATAGACCTGGTGGATAAGCTCTTTATTTCGGTGGATACCCCAACAAAAGTGACCTGCTTCACCTCGCCCCAGGAAGAAGCCCAGCAGCTTCGTACATACCTTTACAGCGCTACTGCAACGGATGTGCCCGGATGGAGCGAGAAAGTGAACATGGGCTTTGAGGAAGCTATTATAGCGCTGCGTACCCGCTTCCAGCACACCCCAGACTTAGATTACGCTCTCCAGCTGTTAAGCAGCATTACCAGCGGCAGTAAGGTGACCCTAAATGACAACGGTATCGCCACCTCCGTGGTGACGCAGCGAGGCATTTCCCTCCAGGACAACGCTACTATCCGTCCCATTGTCAATCTGCGGCCTTACCGCACGTTCATGGAGGTAGACCAGCCGGAGTCTTCCTTCCTCATCCGGGTAAGCGAACGGGCTATTTCTTTTGTGGAAGCGGACGGAGGTATGTGGCGTCTGTCTGCCAGACGGACGGTACAGTCTTATCTCTGTGCTGCGCTGGAGGAGGAAATTGCCACCGGCAAAGTTGTTGTCACCATGTAGTTTCCGTGCATGGCGGGGTTGCCCCCGTCATGCAAATCTGCGGCGGCCCCGGGTGGGGCGCAGGCGGCGCTGAATCTAGTGCGCATCGCTGCCTGTGACATAGACGGGGTTCAAGTCCCCCCCTGCCGCTCCAACGCCGCTTACGCTGTGCGGCGTTTCTCTCCAACGTTACGATGAGCCACGACGGATGCGCCCCGTGCGCCGCTCCCGGAATCCGTGCCGTGAAAATCGGCAATTTTTTAGGAGGGATGATTTTCTATGAAAAGAGCACTGTATCTCCTGACGTCCATTTACTCTCTGCTGCTCCTGGGGCTGTCCTGGCGGGTATTCGGGAGCATTTGGCATGGGGCCGCTCTGACCCTGGTCATGTGGGTTGCGCTGGCGCTGGTAGCCGGCGGCGGGGAGGGGTAGCCGTGGCAGGAGACAATCCAAAGCCGGAACAATTCTCCATGTACACGGTTTTTCCCACCGCCTTTTTCTTCCGGCACGACATCACCGAGAGCCAGAAGATGCTCTATGGGCTGCTCAGCTGCATGGCAGACAGCCGGGGATACGCCTTTCCCCGAAACGCCACACTGCAAAAGTACTTGGGCGGCGTGTCCGAGGACACCGTTGCCCGGCGGCTGAAAGCGCTGGAAGCGGCGGGAGCCATCCGCATTGAGGGCGGAGACGGTGGCCGTGGCATCCGCAAAATTTTCATTGCCGGAGTGGACTTTTCCAACCCCCGCAATTCTGCGGAGGTTGGGGGCATCAACCTCCGCAAAAATGCGGAGGTACATATTATATGTAATAATAATATAAATAACAAAAAGAACAAGAAGGCCAGGGCGAAAGCCCAGGCCACCGAGGAGGAAATCAGCGGCTGGATTTCCCGCTGGGCGGTGAATCTGTGCTGGGAGCGGGAGGCAACCACCGCTCTGATTGCCGATTTCTTCGCCTTCGTTGAAAGCCGCAAGGCGAAGGGCAAGCCGTTTCTGACCATTCGGGCCGTATCCATGCAGGCCAACAAGTTGGTGCGGAATGTCCCGGAGGGTGTCGGGCCCACCGAGGCCGTGGCACGAATGCGCTATATGCTCCGCAGTGCCATCACCCACAACTGGGAAGAGGTATATCCCATTGACGCCCGGACGGAGCCGGACTTCTGGAACTGGGCCGGGCAGGAATACGGTATATCCGCCGCTGCCGCAGCAGCACCGGACTATTTTTGAGGAGGTGCCAAAATGCAGGATGAAGCATGGACAATGGCGCAACAAAGCGTACTTGGCAGCTGCCTGATAGACCAGCGGGCGGTGGGCTCCGTAGTGTTCTCCCTGGAAGAAGCAGACTTTCAGGACGTAAATCAAAGTATTTTTACCATCATCCGGGACAAGTATTTGTCCGGCAAGCCGGTTGACCCTGTATGTGTGGTGGATGCCCTGGGGGGTGGGGCCGAGTGCCGGGAATACGTGGTGCAGCTGATGCAGATTACTCCCACTGCCAGCAACATCCGGTACTATGCGGATATCTGCCGGGAGCGCAGCCGGATAGCCCGATACCGTGATATCGGCAAAAGCCTTGCGGACGTTACGTCCTCTGCCGAGGCCGCCGAAATCGTCCGCAACTGCGCCCGCATCCAGCTGGGCAAGGGAATGGAAAGCTGGACGATGGCAGAAGCGCTGAAAAACTTCTTTGGCCGGTACAACAAAAAGGTGGAATATCTCCCCTGGTTCCTGGGGCAGCTGAACGGACAGCTTGCCATGGAATTCGGCGATTTCTGCTTGCTTGGCGGGCGGCCTTCCTCCGGAAAAAGTGCTTTTGCCCTGGAGGCCGCCATCTATTGGGCGGCGGTGGGCGGCTATCGGGTGGGCTTCTACAGCTGCGAAACCAGCCGGGAGAAGCTGACCAACCGCATGATTTCCGCCTGTGCCAGAGTTCCCCTGGATGCGGTAAAGCGCAGCGGCCTGAGCAGTCAGGAGCTGAAAGCCGTCAGCGCCGTTGCCGCCCGCATTGCGGAGGCCCCCATTGACCTTATCAGCGCCGCAGGAAAAACGGTTGCCGAAATCCAGGCCTTTGCCCTGGCCCAGCGGCACCAAATCGTTATTGTGGACTATCTGCAAATCATCTCAGACCCCGGCAAAGACGAATATGCGCAGGTATCGAACATCTCCAAGCAGCTCCACACCATGTGCCAAAGCATGAAAATATTCTGCCTGGCTCTGTGCCAGCTGAACCGGACAAAGGGTTCCCGCCCCACGCTGGAGGATTTGCGCAGTTCCGGCCAGCTGGAGCAGGATGCAGATGCCGTGGTTTTCCTGCATCAGCAGGAGAGCTGCCCGGGTGAGCGGGAACTGATTATCGCCAAAAACAAGGAGGGCGAGTGCCGCACCACCCGCTTGTGCTTTGAAGGCCCGATTCAGCATTTTTCTTACATCGGCAAAGGAGACAAGCCACTGGCCGGCGTAGACTATGGCCGCCAGCGGGCACAGCCCCGGCCGGAAGGCAGCGGATTCCAGCAGATTTCCATGGACACGGAAGTTCCATTCGAGCAATAGGAGGTGATGCGGTTACGAAGCGAAAAATCATTCTGGCCATTTTGATTTGCGCCACCCTGTTTGTTGCGCTGTGGCTAAGCCGGGAAGCAATTCGGTTTGCAATTATCCGGGCAACCGTCTCCCTTCCCCTCCCCGGCTGGCTGCAACGGATTCTTTGGGGCTGGTAAGCCTTGCAGCTTTAGGAGGTTTCAACATGACTTACACACTGACAAACATTCCCATTGAGCAGATAGAGGACAACGAGAAGAACTTTTATTCCATCCAGGGAATTGAACAGCTTGCCGAAAACATCCGCACGGTGGGGCTGCTGCATCCCGTGCGGGTGGTACGGGTGGACGGCGACACTTACCGCTGCATTGACGGCCACCGGCGACTAAGTGCCTATCGACTGCTGGCAAAGGAGGACGAAAATTTCCGAAGCATCCCCGCCTATGAAGTGCCGATGATGGACAGCCTGGACGAGCAAACAATGCTGCTGATGGCAAATGCCAACAACCGGCAAATGTCCACCGCCGACCTGCACCGGCAGGAGGCGGAGCTGCGGCAAATTCTGGAGGCCAGGAAGGCAGTGGGGAAACAGGTGCCCAAGAACATGAGCCAGTATATGGCCTCTGTCCTGGGGGTCAGCCGCAATGAGGTGAGCCGTATGCACACCACCAACACCCAGCTGATTCCCGAGGGAAGGCAGCTGATGGAAGCGGGCAAGCTCAACGCCTCCGCCGCCTATGAGATGGCCCGGAAGCCGGAGCAGGAGCAGCGGACGGCGCTGTCTGCCATTGTCCCGCCGGAGGTGGCCAAACGGTACCAGCAGGAAGCAGACCGAGTGAAAGCCCTTGTGCGTCTGGCCGGGAAATACGCCTGCAAGCATATGCCCGAATCCCTCAAGCACCGCCTCCGGGATGCCGTTTACCGCAAGGATGTAATCGATGCGTTCAAGGAGCAGGGGAAGCAAGCTATAGGCCACTGGAATGATTCCCTGCGTTTCGGCTTTACAGCCACTCGCATCGACATTGCGGCGGGTGACGTAAGTGTCAACGCCAGCATCACAGAGTTTGCCGATGCCGTAATGGTTGCCACCCTCCGGGCGTTTGCAGGGAAGCTGCTGCGGGACGAAAGCACGGAGCGGACTGCTTCCGTGTCCAAAATGGACACAGGCTGGAAGACCGGGCACCCGGAGAACCCTTGCTGGTGCGTCTGTCGGGTGTTTGAGCCGGAAATGCGCAACGGCATCTACTGCCGCCTGTGGTGGGGTGGCCAGAAATGGAACGGTCTGCCCGGTGCTGACCTTCTGGTCACTCACTGGATACCGGAGCCGGAGGATGCCCCCGGGGAATAAAAAGCCCCCGGGAAAAATCCCGGGGGAAAATGAGGACTGTCAGGCAAGCTGCTGCCGAAGGGCATCCTGCAACACCTTGGAACAATTGATGCCCAGTTTATCCGCTCTGGTTGCCATCCAGGCGGGGATGGAAACATTCTTCCGAACGGCTCTGGTATCTGTCAAGGAACGGTAAGCAATCGTATCCACCCGCACCAGGGTGCATACATCGGTAGGCTCATGGGGAATGTCGCACTGCTCAGAGGGCGGAGCGATTGAGTCATCGTTGTCTTCCATGGAGCACAGGCAGGCGGACAGTGCGTCTGTAATCTGGTCGATGGCATCGGAAAGGCTGTGGCCGGTGGTGATGCAGCCGGGAATATCCGGCACGGCGGCATAGAAAGTTCCGTCTTCTTCGTGGATGGTAGCGGTGTAGATATAAACCATATTTTTCACTCCTTGTTGTCAATTTTATTCAGAAGGTGAAAGAGGGAGAGAGGCGGGAGGGCCCGCAGAACCGGATTATTTCCGGCTCTGCCTGGCCTCCTTGAGGATGTAGCGTGCATCGTTTTCGTTGAAATCGTGCCGCTTGACTGGAATTGAAACTCTTGTTTCCGGATTCCGGTAGATGTCATGGTTTGCACCATGCCGCTGGAAAACAAATCCGAGACTTTCCAACTCCTTGATTGTCTTCGTCCTGGGATGCAATCTCTCTCCCCCTTTCATTTACTATTATACACACTTTTGTGTATAATGTCAAGAAGAATTTGTGTAAAAATGTGTAATAAATAAATAGATTCTAGCAAGAGGATTGGAGGGTTCGGAATCGTGCTAGACAAAATCGTCAGCATCACAAAATATTTCCCCTTTACTCCCGGGGAGGCAGACACATGAGAAGCTGCAAAATCTGCCTGGGCACCGAGGATGTGCGCAGCGACGGAATTTGCCGGTGCTGCTATGACCGGCGGCAAGCGGATTTGCGGGGTATGACCTATGGGAAGTATATCTCCAAATTCGGCCACAACCTGGGAAGGCCGGTTTATGTGGCAGCAGCGCCTGCAAAGATTTGCATTACCTGCGGTGCGCCGCTGCCGCCAAGGCACTCAAAGTTCTGCAGCGCCCGCTGCAATAAAATCTTTCGGCAGCGCCAACGGCGAGAAAGGATACAGGCTTGACAAAATCGGGAAACTCTGGTATTTTGAAAATTGAGAACGGATTCCTAATCTGTCCCCGGTGCCATCGCAATAAGCGGCTGCTACGAGTGACGAAGGGAACCAAGGGAAAGCAGATTGTTGTATACTGCTCTACATGCAAATGCGAATTTCTTATCGACGTGGAAAACGGTCTTGCTTCGTTCTCACAATTAGAGGCCAGAAACTAAACGTTCAGAGCCCTACACTGTTCTTAGGAATTGTGTAGGGCTCTTTTTATTTTGAGGTGATTGCATGAAGCGCAGTAAAACGTTGAGAGCCGGGCGCTATGTCAAGGTAATTGCATATGACACCGTGAGAAAAAGTGACTGCCCGCAGGCACGGCGGGAGAAATCCCAGCATTCCAGCAAGGCCCAGCAGGAGCTAAATTCTAGGAACAGTCGTGCCAAGCTGACCGCTATCATTGCAGAGAACTTCATGGATTCTCCAACGGCTGTTTACCTGACCCCAACGTTTGACAGTGAACACTATCCTTCCTTCGAACGTGGCAGCCAATACAGAGCCTGGTGCATCCAGCAGATGAAGAACTACATCAAGCGTTTGCAGTATTGGGCCAAAAAACGAGGAACCATTCTAAAGGCTGTATACTGGCCCGACATCGGAGAGCAGGGCCGGTGGCATATCCACATGATTGTTGACGGCATCCTGCTGGAGGACGCCCTGGCCTGTTGGAGCATTGGAGACTGTGACCACCACTATTTGTATACTGACACAAAATGGGTATCGGGCCGAGACTGGTTCACCAAGGAGAAAAACGTCAACCCCGTTGCAATTGCAAAATACGCCATGGGGAACGCCAGCAGCAGGAAGCTGGGGCAGCACTGCTGGTTCCACACCCGCTCCTGCTCCGTGCCAAAGGCAGAGGCATCCGCCTTAATCCGGGACGAAGGCAGCATTGAACCGCCGCTGGGTTCCGAGGTGCTGAGCAAAGAAATTATTGAGACAGTATACTCCCGGTTTGTAATGTATGAATATTTGCTGCCGGTCCCGAATTTGAAACGCCGCAGGAAAAAAGGAAAAGGGTAGGAAACCCTTTGGCTTGGGGGGAGGTATTATATTTGAGGGGATGTGTAGAATTTATAATCTGTGATTGACAACGTCGGGAAAATGTGCGATGATATAAGAAATTAAACAGTTCAGAAGAACCCAGAGCCCAGAGCGTTAAACGCCAGAGGCCAGAGGTCAGCAGCACCATTGCGGTGCTGTTGATTTCTGGCCTCTTTTTTATTTGCCATGAACCAGAAAGAATTTTACAAAAGTCCCGCTTGGAAGCGCTGCCGGGCAAACTTCGTCCGAAGCTGTGATGGCTTGTGTATGCGGTGCCTGGCTTCCGGAATCTACAAGCCGGGCAAGGTGGTGCACCACCGTGTTCACCTGACGGATGAGAACGTCAACGACCCGGCTGTATCACTGAATCCAGGTAACCTGGAGCTCCTGTGCCAGGACTGCCACAACGCTGAGCATCACGCTCACCGTCAACGTCGTTTTCGCTTTGGTGCCGATGGCAATTTGACAATTATCGACGACTGACCACAGCGCCTGAACTCCCCCAGTAATTTTTCATTTTTTGACCCCCTAGGGAGACCGAGGGGCGGACTTCCGAAAAACTGGGTTGCAGGGGCGGGAGGGGGTGTAAATGTGAGGAAAACGGAAAAGGAACTCAATATTACGCGCGAGGAGAAGAAGCTGCGGAAATTGTATGAAAATCTTCCGGAAAATCAGATAAAACTTGTTTCGCCGCTGATTCAGAACGCAGCTTTTATGAAGGCTACGCTGGAAGAATTGCAGGCTGCCATCAACGCCAACGGGACGGTGGAGGAGTACCGCAACGGTGCCAACCAGAACGGGCGGAAGATAACCTCCGAAGTGCAGGCATACAACGCCATGATTAAAAATTACCACAACGTCATTGGTGCCCTGAAGGAGATGCTGCCTCCGGAAAGCAAGACCTCCGGGCTGGCCGCATTGGTGAACGCATATGACTAATTACATTCTTGCCTACTATCAGGGGCTGAAGGACGGCACCATTGTGGCCGGTCATTGGATACAGGCTTGGTATGCGCTGGTGGTGCAGCGGCTGGAAAGCGGTGTGTACGTCTATTCCGCCAAACGGGCGGAAAAGGTTATCCAGTTTGTGGAGACCTTCTGCCGCCATCATGAGGGGCGGCTTGCGCCCCGGCGCATCAAGCTGGAGCTATGGCAGAAGGCGTTTATTGCCGTGGTTTTCGGCATCCTGGACGACAACGGAGACCGGCGCTTCCGAGAGGTGGTGCTGGTTATCGGGCGAAAGAACGGCAAAACCCTGCTGGCGTCTGCCCTGTCTGCCTACTGCGCCTATGCCGACGGCGAGTATGGCGCACGAATCTACTATGCCGCCCCGAAGCTGGACCAGGCGGGTCTTTGCTACGATGCCGCCTTCCAGATGATTACGAAGGAGCCGGAGCTGGAGGCGCTTGCCAAGAAGCGGCGCTCTGACATCTACATCGAAGCCAGTAACACCAGCCTGAAACCGATTGCATTCAATGCCAAGAAAAGTGACGGCCTGAACGTATCTTTCGGGGTGTGTGATGAGATTGCCTCCTGGGTTGGGGACGGCGGCCTTAAATTCTACGAGGTTCTGAAAAGCTCCCTGGGCGCCCGGCGGCAGCCGGTGCTTCTAAGTATCAGCACGGCCGGTTATGAGAACGACGGAGCCTTTGACGAGCTTTTCATGCGCAGCACAGCGGTGCTGCTGGGAAGCTCCAAGGAAACCCGGCTTGCTCCGTTCCTGTATACCATCGACGACATCGAAAAGTGGAACGACATCAACGAGCTGCGCAAGTCAAACCCAAACATGGGGGTTTCTGTTTCCGTGGATTATCTGCTGGAAGAAATCAACATTGCCGAAGGCAGCCTGTCCAAGCGCAAGGAGTTTTTGGTCAAATACTGCAACATCAAGCAAAACTCCGTTTCCGGCTGGCTGCGGGCGCAGGATGTAGAAAAGGCCAGAGGGGATGCCCTGCGACTGGAAGACTTCGCCCGCTGCTACTGCGTGGGCGGCATTGACCTGTCGCAGACCACCGACCTTACCAGTTGCTGCATCGTTGTGGAGAAGGGCGGCGAGCTGTATGTATTCAGCCGGTTTTTTATGCCGGAGAAGCGGCTGCATGATGCGGAAGCGGATGACGGTGTCCCCTATGACATCTTCCGCCAAAAGGGGGTTCTGTCCCTCTCCGGCGAGAACCGGGTCAACTACCGTGACTGCTACCAGTGGTTTGTGGATATCGTGCGGCGCTATGAGCTGCTGCCGCTGCAAATCGGCTATGACCGCTACTGTGCCCAATACCTGGTGGAAGACATGCAGCAGGCCGGCTTCCACATGGACGACGTGTTCCAGGGGACGAACCTGACCCCGGTTATCCGGGAGTTCGAGGGGCTGCTGAAGGATGGGAAAATCCATATTGGAGACAACGACCTACTGGCTGCACACATGCTGAACAGCGCCCTGAAGCTGGAGGCGGACAGCCATCGGGTACGGCTGGTGAAAACCGGAAAGCGTACACGGATAGATGGCATGGCGGCGCTGCTGGATGCCATGTGTGTACGGCAAAAATGGTATGGGCAGATTGGACAGGCCCTGCAAAACGTGGGGAGGTAAATCATGGGACTATTTGAAAAAATCTTTGGCAAAAAGCCAAAGTCCGCCCAGGTGCAGGGCGGCTATAAAATGCTGACAGGCTATGACCCTGTGTTTACATCGTGGAATGGGCAGCTGTATGAGAACGAACTGATTCGGGCCGTCATCAACTCCAACGCCACCCACATCTCCAAGCTGCGGGTGGAGTTCACAGGGCATGGTGCTGCATTCCTGCAAAAGCGGCTCCAACAGCCGAATGCATTTCAGACCTGGAGCCAGTTCCTGTATCGGCTGGCGACCATCTACTACACCGACAACACGGTTTTCATTGCGCCGGTGATGGACGGCATGGGGCGGGTGGTTGAACTATACGCCGTACTCCCTTCCCGGTGCCGTCTGGTAAGCGTAGAGGATGCGCCGTGGCTGGCCTTTGAGTTCCGGGACGGACATGTGATGCAGCAGCCGGTCTGGAAAATCGGCGTTATGCGGCGGTTCCAGTACCGTAACGATATGTTCGGCGAAAGCAACGATGCGCTGAACACCACCATGCAGATGATTACCGTGCAAAATCAGGGCATCACAGAGGCAGTGAAAAGCGCCGCTACCTATCGCTTTATGGCCCAGATGGGCAATCTGACCTTTTCCGACGACCTGAAGAAGGAGCAAAACCAGTTTAACGATGCCGCCTTTGCCCCCGGCAAGGGTGGGCTACTGCTATTCCCTTCCACATACAGCAATATCCAGCAGGTGTCCTCCAAGCCCTATGTGGCGGATGCGGACACGCTGAAAATCATCCGGGACAATGTTTTTAACTACTACGGCAACAACATGGATGTGCTTCAGGGCTGTGCCTACGGCGACAAATGGACGGCCTTTTACGAAACCACCGTGGAATCCTTTGCCATTGAGTTTTCCGAAGTCTTTACACGGATGATGCAGATGTGCGGAGAGCTGAGCGGCAACGGACTGGTTACGGCCACCGCAAACCGGCTGGCCTACATGAGCAATTCCGAGAAGCTCCAGGTCAGCGCCCAGCTGACCGACCGGGGCATCCTGAACCGGGACGAAATCCGGGAAATATGGAACCTGCCTCCCCTGCCGGATGGCCAGGGACAGGAATACATTATCCGGGGCGAATACCACAATGCCGCCGACAAGGTAAGCGGCAAGGACAACAACAAGGAGGATGGAGAAAATGAGTGACCTTCTGGCAGAAAAATTGAAGGAAGGGCGGGAGTTCCGGGGCATCGCCCCCGGGCGCATTTCCCTGCGTGCCGGGGGCCCGCCGGATGAGCGCTTTGTTGAGGGGTATGCCACCGTGTTCGGGGAGGAATATCTGCTCTACGACTGGGGCGATTACCGGGTTTTTGAAAAAATCGACATGCACGCCTTTGATGACTGCGACATGACGGATGTGATTATGCAGTACAACCACGAGGGCCGGGTAATGGCCCGAACCCGGAATGGGACGCTGGAGCTGACCGCCGATACCAAAGGGCTGCACATCCGGGCGAATCTGGGCGGCACGGAGCTTGGCCGTGGGCTGTATGATGAAATATCCGGCGGATATACAGACCGCATGAGTTTTGGCTTCCTTGTGGATGAGGACAAGCGGGAAATTACAGAAAACCGGGAGACCGGCATTACCACGGTGCTACGCACCATTACCAAAATCAAAAAGCTGTTTGACGTTTCCGCCGTATCGATTCCTGCGAACGATGCGACTGAAATTTCTGCCCGCAGTTTCACGGACGGAGTGATTCGGGATATCAAGCAGGAGTTGCTTGAGCGGCGCAGAAGCGAATATAAGAGAAAAAAACTGGAACTTTTACTGGAGGTATGAACATGAGAATTGACGAAATTCTGAACCGCAAGGCCGAAATCCGCTCTCTGCTGGACTCCGGCGCTGAAAACCTGGACATCGACGGTCTGACTGAGGAAGTCCGGAAGCTGAACAACGAAGAAGCGGAAATCCGCAAGAAGGCAGAAAAGGAGGCTGCGCTGCGCAGTGCCGTCTCCCCTGCCGATGCGGCGGAAATCCGCAGAAGCAAGGAAAAGGAGGCTCCTGCCATGCACGATGAAGTCCGCAACTCCCCCGCCTACATCAACGCCTATGCCAACTACCTGAAAACCGGCGAAGATGCCGAGTGCCGTGCCATGCTCACCGGCAACGCCACCGGCGGCACCGTTCCTGTGCCTTCCATGGTGGAGGACAGAATCCGGCATGCCTGGGACAACGAGCCTATCATGAGCCTGGTTCCCAAGACCTATGTTCCCGGCAACCTGAAGATTGGCTTTGAGAAGTCTGCCAGTGAAGCCATTACCCACGCAGAGGGTGCGGCTGCTCCCGCTGAGGGTGAGAACACGCTGGGTGTGGTGACCATGGTCCCTGCAACCATCACGAAATGGATTACCGTTTCTGACGAGGCCATGGCGCTGACCGGAGAGGCGTTTCTGGACTATGTGCTCAACGGGCTGGCCCAGAAGATTGCCAAGAAGGCGGCCAACAACCTGGTTGCCAAAATCGTGGCATCCCCCGAAGCATCCACCGACACGGCCCCCGCCGTTGCAAAGCTGTCGGTAACCAAGCTGGCGGCAACCACCGTTGCCGCAGCCATCGGAAAGCTGAGCGACGAGGTTGCAAACCCTGTAATCATCATGAACAAGGCCAGCTATGCCGCATTCAAGGAAGTGCAGTACGCCAATGGCTATGCCGTGGATGTGTTTGAGGGCTGCACTCCCCTCTTCAACAACTCTCTGCCCACTTTCGCCGATGCAAAGGGCGGGAAGTGTTTTGCCATTGTGGGCGGTCTGGCCGAGGGCACCCAGGCGAATTTCCCCGCCGGAGACAGTGTGAACATTGTAATCGACGAGGTCACAATGGCAGAACAGGGACTGGTAAAAATCGTGGGCAAGGAGCTGCTTGCTTCTGTCGTTGTGGCTCCCTTTGCCTTTGCACAGCTCTGCAACGGGGCTACCGGCTAATCTGACGGAAAAGGAGACTAGGCCATGCTTGAGCTAGTACGGCTGGCACTGCGGACAACCACCAGTCTGTTTGACCAAGAAATTGCGCTGCTGATTGCCGACTGCCTCCGGGAGCTGGGGGACCTGGGCATTGTCCCGGAGGGCACTGAGGACTCTGAGGACCCGCAGATACGCTTCTGTGTTATTGCATACTGCAAGTGGAAATACGGCGAGAATGACCAGGCTGACCGCTGGGAGCGCATCTACAAGGACAAGGTGACCCGACTGATGAGTACCAGCGGCTATGGGCTGAAGGAGGACCGGCATGGATGACTCCAGAGCGCTGCGGCTGCTGCGGGTGGAGTACCGCACGGACAGCAGCGGCACCCAGAAGGCAACGATTGCGTCCGACCGGCTGATTTTCTGCCGGCGGCGCAGTGTGGGCATCCGGGAGGCCTATGCCGCCATGCAGATTGGGAGAAATCCCGAAATCATGGCGGACATCCCGGAGGCAAGGGACTACCAGGGGGAGAACTTCGCCGTGGTGGACGGCGATGTGTTCAAGGTGCTGCGGACCTTCCAGCATGGGCTGAAGCTGGAGCTGACCCTGGAGCGAACACGGGACCTGGAAGGGATGGTGTAGGATGGCGCTGCCACCCAGTGTTGTAAAATTCAGTCAAAAGAGCGGACAGAACAGAGTGGAGTTTATTTCCTCTGTTGACCGGGTGCAATACAGCATACGGGAGCTTACCTTGGCTGCTTTGAGAGATGTGGGAAAATACATTGCCAGAGAGTGTAATCTCAAGGCAAAGCGAACCCTGCGTGGTTTTGCTCACAATCCCAGCAAACGAGTTTCCACTATGCTGAAAAAGGCATCCTTCTCCTATTGGGCCCGCTCCAGGGAATGTGATTTGCAGGTAGGCATCCGGCATGGTTCCTGGTATGGTATTGCCCAAGAACTGGGTAGCGCAGTCTGCTACGGACGCAGCTCCGGCAAGGCCGGTGTCCCCGGCCCCAAAGGAGCTACCGGTCAGGCGAAGCCCATAGAGAAACTAGGCATTCTGCGGAACACAACCTATGACAGCATACCGATGATTCGCAAAATTGAGGCCCAGTATCTTAGTGCCATCAGTTACGATGAGGCAGCAGTGGAGCAGCTGCTGGCCAGAGGAGGCGGCGACGATGATTTGTGACAAGGAGCTGCGAGAAGCTATCCGTTCGCAGATTCTCCTCTGCGTTGAGGCAGCCCACACTTTCGAGGTTGTTCACTCAGGAGAATATAGCAGAAAACCAAGGGTGATTGACTTCTCCCTCCGAGATTTGCCCGATGCTGACTGCCGGAGGCACAGTGAACTGGAAATCAATGTGTATGGCCCAGCCAGTGACAGCGATGCAATGGAAGCGGCCTCTACCCAAATCATTGGGGGACTTGACGGTTCGTTCTCGCTTCTTAAAAACTTTGCTTACTACCTTTACAGGGAAAACCGCAACCGAATTGACGGCGGCGATGGGCACACGGTGCGCTACCGCTGCACGTTTGACCTTTACCTATACGAAAGGAGCTAACCTATGCCCAGATATACCGGCCTGAACAGCGAGAGTGCAAAGCATCTCCAGCTGGATGCAGGCGTGTTCATCAAGAACTATGACATCAACAAGGATTATGACGGCAACAAGAGCGGCATCATCGGCATGACCGCAGGGGGCGGCAGCTTTTCCGCCGTGCCCACCATCCGCCAGATTGAGGCGGATGGAAAACGGGGCGCAGTGAAGGGGCTGGAGGTGCTGGACGAGTGGGTTGTAACCATGACGGCCAATGTGAAGGAAATGACCGCCGATGTGATGGCCATGGCCCTGGCCGCCGCTACCAAAAAGGCGGCTACGGCTCCCACCGGATACACCCAGATTACCCCCAACGACGAAATCCAGGAGACGGACTACCTGGATAACGTGGCATGGGTGGGCCGCCTGAGCGGAAGCAAGAAGCCCATCATCATCGTTGTATACAATGCGCTTGCCACCAACGGGTTGAGCCTGACCTTTGCCGACAAGAGCGAGAGCACGGCGGCGCTGACCATCACCGGGCATTATGACCTGGATAACCTGGACAAGCCCCCCTTTGATATCTTCTATCCCGAAGTGGAGGCGGCCTGATATGCGAGGACTGACTACCGCTGATGTATTCGCCGCCGCCCGGGCCGTGAAAAAAGCCGGGCTGCGGGCAAAGCTGAAGGAGACCATGCTGGCACTTTCCCAGCAGGAGGCGACCCCGGACGTGGAAAGCGTGGGGGTGGACATGCTGCTGGATATGGTGGACGCCTTCACGGAAGAGGGGGCCGAAAAGGAGGTTTATGCGCTGCTGGCCCGGCCATTTGAAATCTCTCCGGAGGAGGTGGAGGCGCTGCCGCTGGCGGCCCTTGTGTCCAATTTGGACACGCTTGCCCGGGACCCTGGGCTGCCGGCTTTTTTCAAGGCTGTCTCCGGTATGATTGGGAAGAACTAGCCGACCTGGCGTACCGGAGATACGGCGGCTCCATTCTGGCTATGGAGCCGCCGGAAGCTCTTGAACTGCTGCAATATGCCATGGAGCAGGAGACGGAGGAAAAGCTCTGGCAGCGCTGGGTTGCCGGAGCACAGTTTGCTATGGGGTTTGAGGAATTCAAGCAATCCCTACAGCCGCCGCAGTTCCTGAGTGAGGCAGCACTGCTGGCAGACACCGAAAGAATTCTGAACGGAGGACATCATGGAAATATTTAAGCTCTTCGGCTCCATCATGGTGGACTCTGCCGAAGCAAACAAGAGCATTGCGAAGACCGGAGAAGGGGCCGAAAAAATGGGCAAGAAGGTCGCCGAAAGTGCCAAGGCGGCCAATGGTCTGGGAAAAAAGCTGAGCGAGGGCCTGAAAACTGCCGGGAAGTGGGCCGCAGGCCTTACCGCTGCCGCTACAGCCGTGGGAACGGCAATGGTAGCGGCGGCAAAAGGGGCGGCATCCGACCTAGACGTCATTGACAAGGGCAGTCAGCGGATGGGGCTGACGGCGGAGCGGTATCAGGAACTGGCATATGCCGCCGGGCTCTGCGGCGTGGAAATGAGCGTCATGGAAGAGGCCGCCAAAAAGCTGGCCGGGAAAGACATCAGCATGGACAAGGCGCTCCAGAACATCATGAGCATCAAAGATGAGGCTACACGCACCCAGACTGCAATCGATTACTTCGGTGAAAGCGCCTACAAGCTGACGCCCCTGCTGAATGCCGGAACGGACGGACTGCGGGAAATGACGGAGGAGGCCCACGCACTGGGGCTGGTAATGAGTGCGGATGCCGTCAGCAGTGGTGCAGAGATGAACGACATGTTCAGCAAGGTATCGGCCAGCGTTAAGGCGGCGGGGCAGGCAGTGATGGTGGACCTGTTTCCATTCATCAAGGAAATCCTCGAATGGGTGATGCAGAATATCCCCCGGGTGCGGGACACCATTGGCCAGGCAATGAAGAAAATTCTGCCGGTTGTGATGCGGGTAATGGACGCCATCATGCAGGCGCTCCCTCCCCTGCTGGATGTTATTTTCAAAACCATCGATGCGCTGCTGCCTGTGATTGAGCCGGTGCTGGGAATAATCGGGAACGCAGTGGTTTCTCTTACAAACAGGATTGCAAAGGTTCTGCCGCCTATCCTGGAGGTGTTCACCTCCGTTGTGGAGGCGCTGCTGCCGCTGCTGGAACCGGTACTGGAGGTCATTGGCACAGCGGTTTCCGCTACGGTGGCGGCCGTCTCTGCTACGCTGCCGCCGATTGTGGAGGTCTTCAAGGCCGTTGCCGGTGCTCTGATGCCGATTCTTACGCCGGTACTGGAGGCAATCCGGGTTGCCGTTTCCGCAGTGACATCGTTCATCCAGGCGGCAATCGACTTTATAAAGCCCTATTTGGAGCCCTACCTTGCCGCCATTCAAGGGCTCATCAATGGCGTGCTGGCGCTTATCCACGGAGACATTGCCGGCTTCTTTGAAGGAATCGTTGCCTACTTTACCGGAATGATATCCATTGTTACCGACCTGGGCAAGAGGATTTTCAACGGCCTCTGGGATGGCATGAAATCCGTCTGGGCCGGCGTCAGCAGCTGGGTTGAGGGTGTGGTGGCCAGTATCACAGACTGGTTTTCCGGCATCGGGGCCAGAATTGCCGGATTCTTCGGATTCGGCGGTGACGATACAGACGGAAGCCACGCTGCCGGTCTGCCCACTGTCCCATACGATGGATACAAAGCCCAGCTGCACCGTGGTGAGACCGTGCTGAACGCCAACGACACCAGCCGCCTTGCGGAGCTGCTGCAAAGCGGCGGCAATGCAGAATCCGCTCCGGTAAACATCACCATCCAGAATGTGCTGGACGGCAAGGTAATCGGGCAGTACTGTTACCAGTACAACCGCCGGAAAGCGAGGGCGCTGGGATGATTAAAGCACACCTGACCATCAATGGGCAGAATATGGCCCCGGTAACCACCGACTTTAAGGTTATTCATGAAATCACCTATGAGAAAATCGTAACAACCCAGGATGGCACCGAGCATGAGTTCGGGAAGCGGTTACGGCCCATTATTGAGTTTTCTGTGATGCTAAGCCGAGAGGCCACGCCGGAGGACTACCGGGCACTGCTGCAAGACCCAATCATGGTGGAGTATGACGACCCGGATGCCGGCTTCCGGAAGCTGCCCTTTCGCCTGGACTGCAACCTGGAAAAGACGTTGGAATGCTGGAACTGCGTGCAGCACGCAAATTATTTTTCCTCCGGGGGAATTCGGCTGCGCTGCAAGGAGGTAATTGATGTTAAAAGTATCTGACCTGTACCGCCGAATTATCGCCGAGGCGCATCATGTGGAAAGCAAACTTCGAATTTCCGGGGTGGACTACGATTGGGAGAGCATCGTCTCCACCACTGTGGAGCTGGAAATTTTCAAAGAGGAATGCCCCTCCGTAGGCAATGCGTGCAGCAGCTACATTGAAGTAGAAATGCTGTCCCCGGCGACAGAAATCCCGGTAACATCCAAAATGGAGCTGTACAGCCGGGTGGTATCGGAGATAGACGGCACCGCATCAGAATGGCTGCGCCGAGGTGTCTACTGGCTGGACACCAGAAAGCATGAACTGACGGACTCCGGCCAGCGTACTACCGTGCACCTGACTGGCTATGATGCCATGCTGAAAGCGGAACTGACATACACTCCCACCGGTGCATGGCCGAAGCCCGACAAAGAGCTGCTGGATGAAATTTGCACGCTCCTGGACATCCCATGTGACGAGGAGCTGGGCAAGGGCTTCCTTATCCCGGAACCATCGGACTACACATGCCGGGAGCTGCTGGGATACATTGCCGCCGGTTACGGCGGGAACTGGACCATTGCCGAAGACGGAAAGCTGACCCTGCTGCCCCTGGGCAGCCACCGTGGAGATTTCCCTCTTCGGGCCCAGAGGGTTTCTGAGGGAGACTCGCTGAGCGCAATCACCCAGGTCATTCTCCATAAAATGGACGGCAACAAATTCCTTGCAGGCTCTCCGGGCCGTGCTCTGAATGTAGATTGCCCCTGGGCAACGCAGGAGATGGCCGACGGCATTTTATCCCAGGTACAAGGTTATCAATACCAGCCATTTTCCGCAGAAAATGCGATTCTGGAACCGGCATTCCAGATTTGTGATGCCTGCGCTCTGGGACTGATTTTCAGCTACCGTGCCGAGTTTTTTAGCGGCATCACTGCCGACCTGGATGCACCGCCGGAAGAAGAAATCGCCCATAACTACCCCTATCCTTCCGGCGGCGGGGCAGGGGGAGCAGGGGGTGCAGCCGGAAGGGCGCTTGCCGCAGCCAGGAAGAAAACCGAAGAAATCAAGAGTCTTGTTGCAGATGTGGACGTGGCAAAGGCCGGCATTAAGGCCAGTGTAAAATACGTTGACCTGGAAGACAGCAAGTGGATTGACGCCCACACCACCATCTTCGCCGATGCCGCAGGCAAGCGGTCGGCATTTGATTTGTGGGTGGAGGGTACCACAGACGGGGAAATTACGTCAGCAGCAAAACTGGTTGCAGACGTCATTACCCTGGAAGCCGCCATGGAGGATGCCGCTACCCAGCTCTTACTGAAGGCGGACCAGGACACCGTCACCGACCTGGATGGGAAGGTCACTACAGCTTTGACCGCCCAGGCGGAGCTGACTGCCCGAGTCGGCCAGACCGAAGCGGCCCTGAAACTGAAAGCCGAGCAGTCCACCGTGGAGGAGCTGGATGGCAGCCTGCAAACGCTGTATACCGGTGTATCCAATCTGTCCACCCGGGTTGGCGATGCGGAATCCTCGCTGACACAGAAGGTCAGCAGCAAAGAATTCCGGGAGGTTGTTGATGCCTATGACGAAGCGTTTACGCAGGTGCAGGATTCGGTGACATCCATATCCTCCAGAGTTGGGGATGTCGAAGCAAGCCTTACCTTGAAGGCAGAAAAGTCCACCGTCACCGCTCTTGGCAGCAAATTGGAGACCACCAGTCAATCTGTTGCAACCCTCTCTGCCGATGTTGTGGAGCTGAAGGGGCGTATCGACCTATCTGGTAATGTATCCGTGTCCAACGGTCAGTTGACCGTTTTAGGGAATCTTGTTGCACGAGATAGCCTGCAAGTCGGGCAGGACAGCTTTTACATTGCCGGGAAGAAAATCACAGGACAATCAATCACCTCAACGGATGGCCAGCAGCATACGGCGCTGGCCGGGTAAAACCGGGGTGCGTATCCGGTGGCTCACCAAAAAGGCCGGGTGCGAAAAAAAACCTACTCAATTGCTGGAATAGCCGCAGAGGCGGCGTCCCTGTAGAGACTGACGTGCTACAACGTGGGGATGAGAAATGCCCGAGCGTGAATGCGGCGAAAGCGGAAAGAAACGTCAGGATAGCCTACGCTGAAAAAAAGGTCTCATATGCGAATATGGGGTGCTAAGGGCTGTGTTAGGGGGAATCAGCAGCGATGCCCTGATGAGGGGAGCGTTCAACGACCGCACGGTAGGAATCTGGAGCCGGGTTTTGGTACAGTCTACTCCCCGGTGAAAGCCGGGGTAGCAAGGATTATAAAAATGTGAATCTCGGGGCGTGGCGGGCGGCCACGTCAAACGAAATCAATACCGGGCAGCTGCCCGCCGGGGCATCACTGCGGCAGGTCATTACAGCCGGTGGTGACCGCAAACAGAAAGTGCTGAAAAAGGCCAGCAGTCCGGAGATTGTTACAACCACAGGTAACCCAGACAAAACACAGAGTACCGACGGCAGCACAATATACACCTTTGGCGCAGGTGGACTGGGCACCATGCATGTCAAATCCACAGTCGGCGGCTCTGTGGTGGAGAGCCAGGACTACAGCACCGCATACACAGTCACTTACAAAGTGTCCGGATACGATGGTTCGCTATCCGGCATCGTATGCAAGCGGGATGCCAACGGCAGGTACTCCCCTGTCGGCGACCCGACTTACCGGACTTGGTACTATGGCTACCGAAAGTCCCAGCTAATCGTCACCGGTGTGGACACGGGCGCAGGAAGTGCAACGCTCACCTTCACACCGAAAGCCCCCAATCAGGGCGGCGGGACCGTCAAAGTCACGCCGTACACAAAAGAGGAAACCATAGACCAAACATTTGGATACTACACCCATATTCCCGCCAGTGCAGAAGCGGCGTCGAAGGCCTTCCTGGTGCAGCAAGGCAGCGCTGCTGCACAGAATTTTGCTTTTGATATGGATGATGCAGATGTTGATTTTGCAGTCGAATAAAGGAGATGATAGAAATGGAAACAACTATCAGACAGCTGGAGATTATCCGTGATTCTTTGGGCACGCTGGAAATCACCTCCACTCGCAATAACATGGATGTGTTGCTTGGGTCAATGCAGCTGCTGGATAGGATTATTGTCCGGTTGCAGCAGCAAGCGGACAGCGAGGAGCAGACAGAATGATTACCCGTGATATTTATGTGACCAAAAGCCCCCGAATTGAGCCAATCTCCGTTGTGTACGGCTCTGATGCTGTTGGCATCACGCTTACCATCCAGGATTTTGACCTGCCTGTTGACGCTACCGCTGTCGTCAGAGCCAGAGGCCGGAGGGCCGCAGTTGCTTACCAGACCAGCTGCACTGTCAGCGGGAATTCCGTAATTTTCTACCCTACCGAAGGTCTGTTCGTTCCCGGATGGAATGCGCTGCAAATCAAAGTATCTGTCAACAACCGCAAGCTGCTCAGCTTTCCGCTGGATGCGTTCTGCGCTGCGGACCTGAGCGTGGAAAATGAGCCATCCAGCCCGGAAGCTCTGTCCACTTTTGCCGAGCTTCTGCGGCGGATAGCCCAGGCAGAAGAGAAAATCCACACTCTGGAAAATTCCTCCGGCGGCGCATCTGCGGACCTGGCTCCCCGGGTATACTGCTGGGGGGACTCCCTGACCCAGGGTGAAGGCTCCAACCTGAAGCTGACGGATGGCGTATTCAATTCCTTTAACTTGCACCCCTACACTGCGGAGCTGACAGGCTACCGAGCGGTAAATCTGGGATGCCAGGGTGAGGATGTAATTACCATTATGGCCCGACAGGGAGCAGACCCCATGGTGGTGGGTGGGTTCACCATCCCAGCAGAGTGCACACCTGTGACGGTGGGCAACAAAACCGACGGCATTCCTACCGCCTCCGGCGGCACTGCCAGACCGCTGAAACCTATGGAGGCGGGAATCAACCCATGCACCATCGCAGGGGTGAGGGGCATCCTGCACCGGGGTTCCAGCCGGAACGATTCGGATGGCAATTACTATTTCACCCGCCTTGAGGCCGGAAGCGCCACCGTGGTTCCGGCTGGGAGCACCCTGACAACCTTTGCCATGGCCCATTACCGCAGCGGCATGGCCGTAATCTGGATGGGGGCCAACGGTGGCCACTCCGGCGTGTCGGATTTCTGTGCCAAAGTAAAACGCATGGTGGCATACGGCGGCTATAGCGACTACCTGGTGCTGCTGGCCCGGGAGTTTCATGGAGCCGATGCCGAGGCGGTAGCCGCCGCTCTGACGGACGCAGACGGCAAATGTCATGTCCTGAATCTGTATCGAGAGCTGCCCCTGCACGGCCTGTCCTTAGCCAATATGACCCACTATTACTTCGACACATCCAGCTACGCAAATGGGGACGAAATCCTGCTGAAGGCTCCCATTCTCTGCGCCTGCACTCTGGAAAATGGGAGTCCCAAGTTCGAGTCGCTCCATTTCAGCGCCTACGGCTACAAGGCAATCGGCAAACTGGTTGCCGCCAGGCTGGCAGAGGCAGGCACCACCGGCGGCGGAACCGGTGGCGAAGAACCGCCGGAGGAAAAAATCTATGAGGAGAACGTAACGGATTCCCACGGCCTGGTGCTGTGGCGGCTGAAAAATGCCGTTACCTCCACTGGTAACAAGGTCATCGACACCGGCTGGGCCCCCTACGACCGGAAAAAGGACTGGACCATTGCGGTCAAAGTCCAGGACGGCATCGGCGGCAGTGAAGACTACAATTCCATCTTTGAATCCCGGGACGATACCGCCGGAGTGGAAACCAGCCTTCACCTGCGGGTGGAGAACATCTCCGGTACCCCGGTGTTCAATATCGGCCTGGGGAACCGGAAGGGTTTCTCTGTGCTGAAATCCGGCGGCTTATTCGAGTGGGTAGGGGGCGACTTCTCCACAGACGGAAGTCACTACTGTGTAATTTCCAACAATGGTGGAAACTATGTAATCGCCTTTGATGGGGGCTGCTGGGACGGCTACGGCGCACCACTGGAGGGCAAATTTACCGAAGATACCCTGTGTCTGTTTGCCCGGCGGATGCCGGATGGCTCTTTCGGGCAATACGCTACCGGCACAATTGAGGAGTTCCGTATCTACGACACCTCTTTCCCTGCCACCGAGTGCAAGGCAATTCTTGCGGAAATGAAGGGAGAATAGCGATGACAATAAAACAAATCCAGTGCTTGCTCACCTACCTTGGCTATGACCCGGGGGAGATTGACGGAGCCAACGGAGGCAACACCATGGCCGCCGTGAAAAGATTTCAAGGAGATTATGGGCTTGCGGCTGACGGCATCCCCGGGGTGCAGACCACAAAAATGCTCATTGGAGCTATTGCCGGAACAGCGGCCAAGGTGGAGAAGCCCAGCCAGGAGGCGCAAAGCGGCGGGGAGAAAAGCGGGACGTTCTGGGATGATATTCAATATTTCAAGCGTTCTGACCCCTTCATTGGCTGCCCCTGCGGGCGGTGTGGGGGTTTCCCGGTGGAGCCAAAAGAAAAACTAATGCGCCTGGCGGATTCCGTTCGAAAGGCGGCGGGCAAGCCCATGATTCCCACATCCACGGTGCGGTGCAGGGAGCACAACCAGATTGTTCAGGGCGTGGCCACATCAAGGCACATGCTGGGACAAGCTATGGATTTCTGCATCCCGGGTATGACTGCAAACCAGATTCTGGCCATCGTCCGGCAGCAGCCCGGGGTTGCCTATACCTATGCCATTGACAGCAGCCATGTACACATGGATGTTTTGTAAGGAGGCATGGGATGGAGTCGATTATTTCCGCCGTCATCACAGGTGCTATAACCCTGCTTGGCGTAATGCTGGCCAACGGCAAAAGCCAGGCTGTAACGGAAACCAAGCTGGAGGAGCTTACCCGGGAGGTGCGAGAGCACAACAATTTTGCAAGGCGCATCCCGGTGGTGGAGGAGCAGATTAAGGTTATCAATCATCGGATTGGCGACCTGGAAGGATACCACAAACCGAATTAAATTGAGGAGGAAAAGCTATGATTAACTGGAAAGTGAGAATCCGGAACAAAAATTTCTGGCTGGCATTCATCCCTGCGGGGCTGCTGCTGGTGCAGACCGTTGCCGCCCTGTTCGGCTTCACCCTGAACCTGGGGGACATGGGGGACAAGCTGCTGGCAGTAGTGAACGCCCTATTCGCCCTGCTTGCTATCCTGGGGGTAGTAGTAGACCCCACCACCCAAGGCGTACATGACAGCCAGCGGGCCATGGAATATAGTAACCCAAACTAA